AAGCATGGGGTGCTAGGGGTCGAGTGTTCGAATCACTCCGTCCCGACCATATTTATCAGTAACTTAGCCGAACTCTAGCCAGTTCGGCTTTTTTACGCGTAGGGACTTTTGCGGGGGGTCATCCCGTTTTCCTCCTCAGAATGGTCAATGCCGGCCCTCGGGAATCGGTGGTCGACGCTTTGTCTGCCGCTTCGATCAGTTGTCCGAGCTCTGCAGTTGAATAGTGGCTCGTAATGCTGCCGTTCTTGTGCCCAAGCAATGCTTTGCGATCTTCCAGTGTCACGCCTGCTGCACGTAGCCTTCTGCCAAAGGTGTGCTTCAGGTCGTGAACCCGGATCGAAATGAATCCAGGTAACGCCGGCCGGAGGTTCTTCTCCTGCCAAATCTTCCCGGCACGCACCCGGGCCTTCTTCCAAGCTGAATCATTCATCCTGTGCATTGCCGTGCCGTCATAAGGAAAAACCCATTCCTTGCTCTGGCCACGCTGCTTATCGATGACCGATTTCGCAACGCTGTTCAGTACCACTAGGCGATCTTCGCCATTCTTTACGCCCGACGAAGCATTCCTGCCGCCAAAGCTGGCCGGTATCAGGAAAACGCTGGTTTCAAGCTCGGGCACATAAATCTCCCAATCCCAGCGCAACTTGCAAACCTCCTGTTCCCGGCAGCCCGTGTTCACTTTGAATAAGGCCATCCGCTGCAGGTGAGCCGGCAACTCAGCGAACAACACCGACTGCTCTTCCCACGAAAGTGGGTAGGGCTTCCTGCTGCTGATCTTCTCGTCGAGCATCCGGATCATCGGTACCGACTCCAGCCACGGCCGTTTCTCCGCGTCGCGCCACTTCCTATGGCAAAGGTTCAGGATCCGGACGACTCGTTGCAGGGCAATATTCACTGTCCGGTTCGAAACTCCAGGCTTGATCTTGCCTGTTGCGGTCTTGCTCGGCGCCTGACGATCCTTGATGAACTTGGCCAGAGTCCCGTCATCGATGTGCGTTATCGGCAAATCACCGATGTACGGGTCGAGCTGCTCGATGTGTAGAGCAGACAATGCAATTGACGGCTGATCCTTGAATTCAACCAGGAAGCGGGTAGCGGCTTCACGCCAGGTTCGCACCTGGCGCACGCCATAGACCTTTTCCTGTCTGAGCTTTTCGAGCCGGTGAATCAGGTATTGCTCCGCTTCTTCCCTTTCGCTTGTTCCAGTGCTTTCCTGAAGTCGCTGACCTCTGACGACTTTGTCGATGTGCCAAATCCCGTTCCTCTCGTAGAGGCCGGACATTGTTTTTCGCGCCATTTATTGACTCCTTGGCGCCCACTGCGGGGCGGATTGTTGTCCTCATTGCTGGCTTTTTCAATTGCCATCGACTCGATGTAGGCATCTGCCCACGCGTCCAGCTCAAGCCTGTCAAAGGCAACCCCCTGTTTTCCAATGGGGAATTCCCTGACGTGAGGGCGAACCGTGTTCTTGAATTCAGCGCGGCACATGCCGAGATATGCAGGGGCCTCTGTCGCCCGGATGAAGCGTGGAGGGGTCTCTACGACCGCCGCCGATTTTGTGTTGGCCATAGGGATTCCTCGCCCGCCGTTCACCGGCAGGCTGGTAGGTGGATTGTGATAATCAGATGAAGGGAGTGAGGCGGGGTAAGCAGGTGAACTAAGGTTGATTGGTTCGCCTCGCCAGTTGCGTTACACAGCTCCCCTCCTGAAGTGACTGGTGAGGTGAACCCTTAACGGCGTGGCCCCTTGTAGCAGTACACGTAGGCAAACCAGGCGAGGGCGATCATGGTGTCACCCGCTTGAACTCGACGACCCAGACCCAGGGGTTGGCGCTCCAGGACTCGTTGCCGTTGATGGAGGACCAGAGCAACTCGAACGACTTGCTCGGCTCAGCGCTGTAGGTTTCGATACCTTCAACGTGATACCACTCGCCAAGCTCTGCATGGTCAGGGTATGGGCGCACACCTTCAGCAAGGGCCTGCTCTTCGCTGATGTCCTGCAACCGCTCGACGCGCACGCCGGTGATCTCCAGTAGGATGCGGCTGGCCCAGCGGGGCATGTGGATGCTGGGCTTCCATGTAGGCTGCTCCTGCTCATAAGGAGTCAGGCCATCTGCCGCATAAACTAGGTCACCAGCCTCGCGGGCCTGGTCCAGATCCACCATGTCGGCGGGCTGCAGGTATGGGCCGCGCTGAACCTCGAAGTGATCGTAGTACCAGGTCTCGCGCACCCAAAGGCGCTCGCCGCGCCGTCCATACGGGCAAGGTGCAAACTCTTCTAACTCCTTGGCGCACGCAGCCTCGGTCGATCCAAATACGCAGAAGCCGTAGCGCGGATCACGCTGGCCGATTGCGCTCCAGCGCTGGCGCTCACCGGCGGGAACGGAGGTGTCCTCGGTAGGAATCTGTCCACCTTTCACCGGGCGCCGCGTAACCGTTTTCCGGCCTTCCAGGATGGCGCGCACCATTGGGGCCGAGAACAAGATCGGCCGTTCCTTTATTTCAGGCATGACTGTTCCTTTGCCGCTATAGCGGCTGACTTTGAAGGGGGAGGGATTTACGGGTAGTTTTTGCTGATGCGCTTGGCGATGGCTTCGAGCTGCTCGGCCATGCCCCACATGTCGTTGTTGTCGCGGCGAGAGACGACCGGGGAGCGTTGGACGTTGCGATCGATCAGGATCTTCGCTGCCAGCAGGATCAGCCAGGCCTCGAACTTTCGGCGGATGAGGCGCTTCATGCCGCCTCCGAAACTGGCTGACGAAACACAGGTAGGGCGCCGGCCTGCTCGCGTACAGCCTTCATGCCCGCTTCGTCGTAACCCCAGATGTTGCTGTCGTTGAAACGCTCAGGTCCGAGATAGCCAGGGTGGATCGGTTCCCCGGTGCGGATGTAATCGCGAAAGGCTTCGACCACTGCGCGTAACGTGCCGCCATGACTGAAGCCGCGCCACCGACCGCCCCACACCGTTTTGTGGGTAAAGATGCGCTTGCCGGTGTAGTCGTCGATGAGCCAGACCTTGCCGCGCTGATCGACCTCCATGCTGGCGTAGCGGTTGCTGGCCTGACTGTAGAAGAAGCGGCGGCCGTGGTCGGCGATGACCCGGATCGCCTGATTCACCTGATCGGCGCGCTCGCGTTTCAAGGTAAGTTTGTTTTCTGTGGGCATGGGGATATCTCGTAGGTATAGTTCGGCGAAAAATGGATGAGTAATTTTATGAAAATAGACAGAGTCGTTTTTGGCGGTTGCGTTGGTCTATTTGCTGCCGGTGGAGTTTTCTTCCAGATTTTTGATAAAGCATTGGATGGTCAGTTTCTTACCCTAATGCTGAGCTTTGTTTCAGCTGTTGGAACTGTGGGCGCTGTTGCTGTCGCGATGCTGCTATCTCACAAAACAGAAAATCGACTGATTAAATCTGATTTGGTGATCGCAGAGTTGGAGGCCGCCCGCGTCTCACCGCTCCTTGAATCTCTAGTTAGAGAAACCCACTCGGCTCAGACCACGTTCCTGTTTAAAGACGATCATGAAGTAACGGTGGATTTGTTAGAGAAGTTAAGTTTTCTTGGTCGGCTGGCTAGCGGTATCGCGCATGAGAGTCTCGTGCGAATGGCTTGCTTGGAGCAGAACTGTGCTCACCGAATAGCGAGAGCTCTGAGCTGTATTGAAAGTATCGTTGTTTTGGTGGACAGAATAAAAGCAGTCGGATGGGACAATGTTCCGATGATGCAGAAAGTATTCTGGCATGGGCAGATTTACACCTCGATCGACGAGGCTCGAGACTTGTTGATGGTTGCCAGCCGCATTTGCCATCAGGCTTCAAACAGAGGTGCTCCAATGCCAACGGGCGAAGAAAAGTATGGTAACGAGGAGCAGGTCGATAGTTTAGTGGAATGACTTATTGAGTTCCGATTCTACGGGCACGAACCGGCCCTTCAACTCGGCAGACGCGGGTAGGTCAGGCAGCGGCTTGTAGCGCTTCAATTATCCTCTGACCTGCAAGTGGCGGTACCGCATTGCCTGCCATGTGCATGGTCAGCCGATGATTGTCCGGGCGCTTGGTGTCGGCGGGGAACGACATGGCGGCAAGCGCCTCGTTCGCCGAGAGCATTCGCATCTCATCGCCACGCACCAGGGCCCACCGGTCAAGCGTGGTGATGGTTCCGATCGGCCGGTTGATATCCCGCCCAGTCAGCCCTGAGCCTTTTCCGTAGTAGGGCATGATGAATCGTTCACCGAAGCGTTCTCGCCTGTTGCGCACGCGGTCAAGGGTGGCTTGGGCTCTGCCCGGTTTCTCTATTGGTGACCAGCGGCCGGCGTCGAAGTCGAGGAAGCTGTCGGCCGGCACATGCTGGCGTCGGTGAAGCTGCAGCATTAGTGGCGCCTTGCTCCGAGTGCAGACCAGAAACAGGCGCACGCGGTGCTGGGGCACGCCGAGATCAGCACAATCGACGACATGAGGTGCGATCATGTAGCCCAGCGCGGCCATCGCCTGTGACCAGGCGGGGTATAAAGCCCAGTCCGTGAACTCTTCGACATTCTCGACCAGCACCACCTCCGGCCGGTGGAACTCGGCGGCCGACACAACTGCCCAGGCTGTCGACCGGGATGAATCGTGCTGGGCATTACCGGACTTTTTGCCGCGTGCCTTCGAATGACCCTGGCAGCACGGCGAAGCCAGCATGATGTCGTGGGCCGGGACCTTCGACCAATCCGCCTGGTGAAGGTCCTGGCAGATGTGGATGGCTTCCGGGTGATTGGCGCTGTGCCACTCAACCGCAACTGGCCAGTGATTAGCGGCCCAAAGAACGTCGATACCGGCATTGCGGGCACCGGTGGACCATCCGCCAAGACCGGCGAATAAATCGATTGCTGTAGGCATGGGGCATCCTATGCCGGGCCATGCCCGGTCGGTGGAAATTGAATAGTGGCGACAAACAGTCGAATTCAATTAATTGCGAAGGTGTTTGCGAGCTGGTGTGCCGATCCGCATCCTTTGTTTATCAACAAGCTGGAGCGATACCGCATGAAGCGACTAACTGAGTGGGTAAACCTGTTCGCAGCAGTAATCCGCCTGGTTGATGTGATCAGGCGTACTGGATGGTTTTGAACGGCCGATTCAGGAGATAGGTTTCTGTGGGCATGGGATGCCTCACCTGGTGGCTTCGTGCGATCATTTAGGAAAAGTGACGGGGGTTACATGGATTCTAAAAGGAGCAAGCTTTCAACTGCGTTGACGAGCTTTTGGTTTTTTTCAAGCGTTTCTATTCTTATATCGTTAGCGATAGCTATATGGGTTTATCGTTTGAAGTTTGGAGGCGTTTTATCAAATAACTCAGCGGACTGGTCTAATTTTGGTAGTTACATGGGCGGCATATTTGGCCCGCTGGTTTCCTTCGTAACGCTCCTTGCGGTTTTGAAAACTGTTTATCTGCAAAGAGAACTATTGGACACTCAATCGAAAGAATTTGATCGCATGAATCAACTCCAGCAGCAGACGTTCGACGCCTCACTTAATCAGATGACCAGCGCCGCATCAGATGCTAGAAAACTTCAGGTGAGTGCCTCACAGGACACTGCTATAAAAGTCATTGATCAACATTTATCGATTTTCGATAGGAGTCTCACAAGGCAGAATGAAATTCTGTATAAGCTGATGGATACTCATAATTCAGATTTGTCAGATGAAGGTCGCATTGCTCGGAAGGATATATTCGATAATGCTATTAGGCGTAAAAATAAGGCTTCTTCGACTATTGATAGGCTGGCTGAGTTGTCAACAGCGATGGCAGTGACAGATTACCGAACTTCCGATCAAGTGCGAAAAGAATTATTGTCAGGGTTGGATAAAATAAAGAATGACATTGATGAAAAATATGGTGGTGAGTAGCTCAAAATTTAAGACATCGCATCGAATCAAGGTGGATCAGAGCGCCATTTCGACTTCGTCGTTTGGGCATGTGGCCGCCAACGTGTGCCGGTAAATATTCATGGAGGATCCTCGCTGGCTGGCGTGATTCGTTGAAGTGGGGTATTACAGATGCCCGGCATGGAGCCGAGATGGAGCAGTGAATGAGAAAAGAAGTTGATCTGAGTGGTCTCGATCCAGATTTGGAGCCTGACAGTGAAAAGCTTCACCGTTTGGCCCGTATTGGGGTAGGTGCAATCCCAGTTGTTGGCGGCCCTCTGGTGGAGATTTTTAATTCAGTTCTTGAATCACCGCTGAGCAAGCGGCGAACTGAAACAATGATTCAACTTGGCGAGGTCATCAACGAACTGCTTGAGCAGGGCGTGGTGACTGAAGCAGGGTTGCAAGACAACGATGCCTTTATCAGCACAGTTGCCGAAGTGTGTGCCATATCGCTTCGGAATCATGAGGCTGAGAAACTTGAGGCGTTGCGCAACGCGGTAAAAAACTCCGCTCTCCCGAGTTGCCCATCAGATGACTATCGCCAAATGTTTCTGAACTTTGTCGATGTCTGCACCGTGACTCACATTCGCTTGCTTCACCTGTTTCTTGATCCTGAATCGTGGATAGCCCGGGACGGGAGGCAGTTTCCATCCTCTTGGAGTATGGGGGGGATTGATCAGGTCATTGAGTTCGCATTACCTGAACTTAAAGGGCAGGATGCGATTTACAAAATTATCTGGAAAGATCTTTACCAGCGTGGGTTGATAAATACGGATAGTCTAGGAACCACTATGAGTGCCCATGGAATGAAGTCGAGTAGGACTACGCCAATGGGTTCCGCTCTTATAAAATTTCTGAGTTAACTTTGAAGGGCACGATGATCTCGTCGCCTGCATCTCGCTTGAGCTCAGCCAAGCTCTGCTCTTGAAACGCTCGCGACACCTTTTCGCTTGGCTCGTAAGGTGTCGTGACATTCCGAAGCATCCAAGCCTGTGTTTCGAAGTCGGCGCCGATCAGGTTCTTCAGCAGCCTTTGGTGAATGTCCTGCTGGTTGTTGATGCCGTGGGCAGCCATGACCTTTTTCAGGTCGGGCTTGAACACACCAGCCACCTCAACCGTGAACTTCTCGATGCCCAGCGCGGCATTCCTGGCCGCTTCCTTCTCGCGCTTCTTGCGCTGCTTGATGGCTTCCGCCGTCAGCTCCTGCTGTTCCTCGGCCATGGCCTACCTCTTCAATTCCGCTGGCCGGCAAGTCCAGCCATGTCTGTCGTCGGCGCTGGCGCACCTGGTTGCTGATGCGCCTCATGCTGCGACCTTCACCTGATGCCAGGCGCCGGCGGCGTAGAACAACTTCGCGGCCTGCGCCTCGTCGAGCGTAATCTCCGCTGGAATGGCGATCCATCCAGATGCGACCAGGTGGTTGGGGTTGCAGGTGTTGCGCAGCTCCAGGTAGTAATGCTCGATGGCATCTGTCAGGCGATCTACCTTGTAGATGCCCTCCGGCGAGATCTCCACCGACTTGACGTACTCACCGCCGCGCTCGTCTCGACACATGGCGCTGATGTAGATCGTCCAGCGGTAGGAGAATTCGAACAGTGCGTTGGCGATGGCCAGGCTTCGGATCTGTCGGCAGCTCTTCCAGTTCGCCATGATCTGCGCGCCGCTTGGGTCGATGTTCACGACCGCGACGTGATTCGTTCGGAGCAGCGCCCGGCAGCTGCGTTCTGCGCGGACGAATCCGTTATTCGGTTTCCGTTTGCTCATAGCGCCTCCGCGATTTTCCGCAGCGCCTTGCGCTCAGCCGCTGAGATGGCGGGGCGCCGGCGTTTGAGGACGGTTTCGGGATCGATCTTTGCGGATCGTTCGGCAGGTGGTGGATTGAGCTGAGCAGGTTCCGCTCTGGTGAAGCGCCCGCCGGCCGCTAGGTGCTGTTCGACCTGGCTGGAAAGCTCCCGCGCTTTATCGCGCCGGAACTCGATGTCGTATTTCAGGTTGCTGATCATGTTGGCCACCTCATTAGTTATCAGGCACTTAAACGGTAGGCTTGGGCGCGAGCTCGGTCCGCGACTTCATCAACCATGCGATTCAGTTCCAGGTTGAACTGGACGAGTTCTTTGTGCAGGTTGGCGATGTAGTCTTCGTCGCGGTAAATCGTCTCGATATAGAGCTGACACTCTTCATCTTGGCGAGAATCGAACGACAGGAAGTCCCACCATTTCCGGCCAGTAACGAACATGCAGCCCTGCACTTGAGGCATATGTTCCTCGGGCATGCCTTCGAGCCATGTCTTGACGTGAATCGCCTCATTGAAAGGGCACTTCGACTCGGTGCCTCCGTCATCGTTGATCAGCCCGTCAGGCGAGCAGCCGAGCCAGTCGTACTTCGGGTGAACAATGAATTCCGACGGCATCACGATGTTGCCGGTCAGCATCTCGTAGGCGTCCTGAGCCTTCTGCTCTTCGGTGTGACCCCACTTCAGGGAGGCGCTGCTGACGTTGTGCTTGGACTTCTTCGCCAGTCGCTCGAAGCACAGCTCGCGCATGTATGAGGTACGAGCCCCCATAGGTTCGCGCTTCCCGTTTTTGTCAGCCTTCCCCCATGCCATCACGTCTTTAAACCGGCTGGCTGTCACTCGGCCTGATCGGTCTGCATGCCACTTTTCAGTGCCCTGAAGTTCCGCTCTCATTACGCCGCTTCCTCGGCCTGAGACAGGCCGTCGTTGGTGCCAGTCATATCGGTAAAGTCGCCATCAACGGTTGCCGCCATGTTCTTGAGCGCTTCGTGACACTCCAGGCCGATCGCTGCACGCTGTTTAGGCTTGAGACCTGCCCAGGCTGTTGCATAGGCGTCGATGTCCTGCCGCTTCGCGACTACCAAAAGGTCTGCGAATACTCCGTCTATTTCCGGCGACGGGGATTTCGGACCGAACGAAACACCAGCAGCGGCAGCGGTGTTTGAAGCCTGCTTCGCGGGGGTGATATCGATTTCGCCGCCGTATGAGTCTTCGAACTCATCGGGTGTATAGACGCCGAGGATGACGTCAGGGCAGAAGAGTCGAGCCCATTTTTTAGTCACCAAGTAGGCAATCTGCTGCTTCGGATCCTCCGCCCAAAGCGTGGAGTTCCGGGTGCGGACCTGAGTGAGCAGAAGCTCCAGAACGCGGGGCTCGTCTTCGCCTTTGAAGGTTGCCCAGACCTTGATCCCGAGACCTTTCTCGTCGTCAAAACTCCAGTCAGGAACGCGGTATTTCTTGAATTCGCCAGTGTCCTCGTCCTTCTTGGTTCTGCTGGTGACTTCGCGCATCTTCCCGATGACGTTTTCCCAGGCGCCGAACCATTCGAAGTTCAAACGACCCTTCACCGGTGCCTTGGAGGTGATCACTGCGTTGACGAGCTGCGCCTCGTAGCTCAACGCACCGCCGTTGACGATGAACGTCTTCTGCGCAACAGCGAATGGGTTCATCTGCCACTGCATTGCTTGTAGCACCACCGCCATGCAGTCAGCTTGATTGCCCTTCAAGTGCTTGGGAACTGTTGTCACGCCTTTCGACATCATCAGTGCGAGGTCGCTCATCGACTTCATGGTGCCAGGGTCGAGAATGAGCGCTGCCGCGTTGTGCGATGGGTCATGGTAAGTGGCGATACCCGTTGGTGCCTGGGTGTCTGAATCAGTCATGGCGCTCTCCGTGGCCGACGTGGAGTCGATCGGCCTTCAGATGGAAAGGGGAGTTAGAAGCGGATGGCGCGAAGCCAGGCGCGAGCAGTGTCGAGGTCCACGTCGAAGCCCAGGGCTACAACCTCAACGATGTCTTCAACCGGCGGCGCAGTAGTAGTCACGTCATCAGGTTCAGCGGCGATCGCCTTTGCGCTGACGGGGGCGACTTCTACTTGCTTTTCGATCAGCGTCGCGACCGCAGCAATGACAGGGGCCGGTGCGGCAGCTTGGGCGCGCAGGCGAGCCAGTTCTTCCTGATCACGCTGATACTGTGCGTCGCGTTCGCGCTGCTGGCGCTGTTGCTCTTCCTGCTGCTCACGCTGTTGGCGTTGCTGTGCTTCCATGTCGCGGCGCTGCTGGTCCAGATCGTCCTGTTGCTTCTTCAAACGAAGACGGTCTTCTTCGGCGCGTTGCTTGCGCAACTCCTCAGCTTCTGCGTCAGCGATGCGCTGTTTCTCGCGCAACTCATCGAGTTCTTTCTGCTGGGCCAGCAACTTGGCTGCTGCCTCTTCACGTTCGACAGCAGACTTGTGAAGCGTTTCCAACTGCTCAATGGCGTTGTCGCGTGCGATGGTGCCTTCAGCTTCGAACTCGGCATATTCTTCGGGCAGGATCACCGATTCCTTGACGCTTTGCAGAATGCTTGTGACATCAGCAGCGCTGCGGCTTGCATATGCAGCAGCGACAGAACTGAAGCGGGTAATCTTTGTCCGGATGGCTTCGACACGTTCAGCCTCGACACGTTCGCGCTCGGCTTTGGCGTCAGCTACGCGTTTTTCTTCGGCCTTGATTGCTTCGTCAACAGGCGCTTCGATCGCCAAGACTCGATCCTTCAGCGCCTCACCGAACTCTTTAACCTGGTTGACGCGAGCCTGGGCATCCTTGACCTTCTGCTGATAGGGAATCAGCGCCGTCTTGGTGGTGTTGGCCAGGGCATAGCGCACGTCGCGAATATCGACGCGAACCTCCTTTGCATTCGCCAATCCTTCGCTGGTTGAGCAGTCAACGACCAGCTTCGCGTAAGTGGTTTCCAAACGAACGATCTGTTCCTCGTGCGGCCGGTATTCGGCGATGTCGGTGACGGCCACTGCAGGGGCGATAGATTTTTGTGCGTCGTCGGTATCGCTCACTTCGAACGATTCTTGCGCGAGTGCTTGTTTAGTATTTGCGGACATGACAATTCCTCGCCGCGCGGTGCGCAGCTTTTAAGGGGGGGTTATTGGGTGAGTTGAGAGCAGTAGGAGCTCGCCAGAATCCAGGCAGTGAAGAAGAGCAGGGCGATAGCTGAGCCGCGCCAGAACCAGAAGCGCTTTGCACGCTGGTAGGAGGTCATCGCACCACCGCCATAGGAAGGCTGATCTGCCGAGGCTCGCCGTTCTCTTTGAATAGGATGTATTGGAAGAGGAACACGGTCAGGCCGAAGGCCAGGAGCCAAAATACGATCTTCATGACCGGACCCTCACCGCAATCCGGCCGCCCTTCATGGTGGCCGCCAGGCGCTTCGGCAGGCTCGCCACTGCACGATCACGCGGCTGGCCGATCACTTCATTAAATGGAAGGTTGAAGCCCAACATGATCAGCTTCGATTCGATCTCGTCGAGCTGATCGTCGATCAGTGATTTAACTGGCGGGGTGGTCATGCTGCCGCTCCCTGCTTTGGTGAGTTGGTGTAGTTGGCGTAAATTTGCTCGATGCGTGCCCTGTAATGCCGGTGCTCGCTGTCGTCGATGGCACGCAGCATGTAGGCGAGGGTGATGCACGACGTCACCGCTGAACTGGCGTTGGGCTTGCCGAGGTTGCGGATCATGTTTTCGATCTCACCCTCGATCCAGGTGACGGCCGTCTGGTGGTCGCGTTGTGAATTGTTCACGCTGCGTCTCCTTTCGGCGGGCAGACCAGTTCCATTTTCACCATGGCCAGGCCAATGCGCCGCTTCAGGTTTTTCCGCTCTTCCACCAAGCGGGCTTCCCGATCGATCAGCGCCTGGGTGCGCATCTGTTCGGCGGCCTCGTAGTCATGGAACTCTTCGGGCTGCGATTTCTTCTCGCGCCCCCAAGCGTCGTAGCGCCGGTCCCATTCTCGGGCCTGGGCGCTGTCTGCATAGCTGGTGGACATGGTCGCCTCCAGATCGGCGGATGTTGATCCAACAAAACTCGGCTGCACTCATCCATTCCGCTGGTTGCCGTTGGGCGCGGAGGGGAGTGCATGCGGGTGGTGTTGGGAGAGAGTTGCCCAGGCCCGCTACTGGCGACGGCCTGGGTTTGCAGCATCAGCAATGTGCGATGACGTTCGGTTGGGCCTACCGGTCCCCGGTTGATGCGCGGTCACATCCTCGGCCCTGCTGTCCGCTACCTGTCAGGTGTTGGGCGCAGCCTTCAGGCTTACTGCGCCACACGGGTGGTTCGCTTACTGGTACATGGCTGTCAATCCTCCGTGTTGGGTTAGCAGAACAATGCAGGTGGCCGGTATAAGCCGGAGATTCGTCCGCACTGGCTGTAGGGATGTGAGGTTCATCAGCCGTGAGTAATCGATAGGTCGCTGATGATGCAGATCGAAGCGTCTTCAGGGTCGGTCGTTTCGGAGTAATCGATCTGGTTGTAAACACCGCCGTGGAAGGCGAGCGTTTTCGTGTCCCATGTACTGTCGAGACGCATGATTGCGGAGGTGGATTTGACGCCGTTGCAGCTCGCCGACACGGAAACGGCACCGCTTGAATTCGCGTGGATGTTGATTTTGAAAAGTGCACCCAGCGGCACGTTTTCCAGCACCGTCGAGTTGACTGGGTCGTCTTGCAGATAGCTCGACCGGAATCCCATGGTGATTTTTCCCTTGTTCCAAAACACCTTCACCGGGGGGCGTTCGGAACCCTGCACATGAATCTGGCTGATCACCACTTTCTGCAGCGAGTTGACTTTCGTCAGTCGCATTTCTTGCCGGTTCCAGTGATCGGCGGCGCTGGAGAACGGCCAGTAACCGGGTTCCTTCCACTCGCAGCGCGTGCGTTTTGTGCTCTTGCTTGAGGCACCGAGGGTTGGCGCCGTCATCTGCAGCGAACCATCTGGAAGCATCGAGATAACCTCTGGACATTCGAGCAGCGCTCGCCAACCGATGAGTTCAAGTGCGATGGGGTTGCTCTCGGAAATTGGAAGCGGAGTAGCGATGGTGAAGTTGCTGATGTCTACAGTCATGGTCTTTACCTCATCCCATTTATGTCGCCTGGTTGATTTCCCGTCTGGCCCTGTCGCCAAGACCAGCCAGTGAAATCTTGTTTTCCGCTGGCACCGCATAGCGGGTCATTCACGCGGTTCGAGCCTTTCGCTCTAGTCAGCCGTCGAGGTGGTCCTCGCGTTGGTAGCCTTTCGGGGCTATCTGATCTCCGGTCGCCGTAGAGGCAGTGCCGTCGTTGTTCGTATTGCGCTGATTGTTAAAGAGCGGTCAGGCCCCTTGAGGCCCTTCGCAGTGGCTGTGTGTCGCTGCGATGGATGTAAATTAACCGCCGGTTTCTTTGTCGTCAATACCGGCGGTTAATTTATTTTCCGTGCAAATCGAATATGCTTTGGTAAAAGCTGTACATATATACAGTTATCAGGGGGTAATTGATGGGTAAGCCGCAGAAACAAAACCAGCAGTTGAAGGAAGAGCTGACAGGCCTTGAAAGGCTTGGCTTGCGCGTCTCATCGATGATCAATCACCCGGTGGCACAGGTTCAGCGTTGGGTGACGATCCATCGCCTGGACACGGACGGGGAAAGGGAGTGGGAAGAGGTGATGGGGTTGCTATCCGAGACGGACGGCATAGACATGACGTTCAATGACGATGAGTCGGTGACTCTGAGGTGGGAAGCAAGCGCGGAGGAAGACCGCGTGATGGCGGTCGACGAGCTGGAAGCGGTGGAGGAGCCGGCGCCTTTCTGAATGGCGTAAAAAAGCCCGCGTACAGCGGGCTCATCTATTAGGGCTGACTTCAGTCCTCAGGATCAATCTCTTCTTCTGGCTCACACCTGGCAATCAGCTCTGCAATAGTTTCGGCTATGAAGTCCGCATTTCCTGTAATCACGGCCAAGTGGTCCTCAATACGGTCGGACACGTCCGTAGAGCCACGCTGATCGATCCAAATACCGATCTCTTCAACGGCACAACCAAGGGCCATGATGTTCTGGTTGAGGCGGTGGAGCAGGGCGGGGGTAAGGTCGTTTGACATGACGGGTCCTCCGGTTAAAAGGGAAGCATAGCGAGGAGGGAAGGGCCTAACAGGCTATCGATCATTCAACAACGAGGCGACACCACGCGTGATGAACTCTAAGTTTTCATCCAGCTTGGTCAGTGAGTTGCGGATTCTGGTCCCGTCTTCAGCAGGACCATGCAGCTGTTCAATCCAAATGGACAGATCCTCCACAGCCGCCGCTATGGCGAGTTGGTTCTCGTTGAGTTTGTAGATCAGAGAGGGGATGAGGTCGTTGGTCGGCATGGCTTGATCCTCCTTTGTGTGAGGAAAAGCGTAGCAGGCAGTAAAAAGCCCGCGCATGGCGGGCTCATTTGTTCGGGATAAGGGTTAAGCCTCCAGCGCCATAACCACCTCAGGCTCACGCTCAGTTTCCAGCTCGGAAATCATGTCGGCTATGAAGTCGGCGCCTCCGGAAACCACGGCCAAGAGATCATCGATATGTTCAGACACTTCATCAGCGTCGCATTGCTCGATCCAGGCGGTGATCTCTTCTATTGCGCGACCGAGGGCCTCAATCTCTCGGTTGATGCGATGGAGCCGGGCAGGGTTACGTTCATTCAGCATGACCATTCCTTTGGTAAGTGCGCGAGACGGAAATGTTAGGCGTTAAGGGCAACAAAAAGTTCGCGTATAGCGGCATATTTGTTGAAGGCTTGCTCTTCCGTCAGCCGGATCACCTCAGGCGTAAACTAAACACGGTGCAGCATGCATTGAAAAAAACGCTGCACTTGGAGGTGAGCCATGCGCTCAATATCTGCTTGCACCTCGATCGCACTGCTGGCGCTGTCTATAGTGCCACTTGCCACCGCAGCGTCTTCGGTCGAAGTCGTCTTCAAGAACCCCGAAAAATTCAGCGATGCCAGCCTTGATAGTCCGGGCTATGAACGTGGTGCCGATCCTTATGTCATGAAAGAGCTGCGTAGCTACATCCAGAAGCTTGGCGAGCGGTACCTGCCACCCGGCCAGCAGCTGCAAATTGAAATACGCAACATCGACCTGGCCGGTCGCTACGAACCTTGGAGGTCAAATGCCTACGAGGTGCGCTTCATGCGCGACATCACTTGGCCGAGCATCGATCTACATTACGTGCTCAAACAAAACGGCCAGATCGTGAGCCAAGCCGACGCCAGGGTCATAGATCAGTTCTACCTCCAGCGTCCGGGACGTGCCAACAGAAGTGACAGGCTCTATTCCGAGAAGGCCATGCTCTCGGACTGGTTCCACAGACAATTCGCCGGGCAACATCAGAGCGGGTTGAATTGAACCACCCTGTGCTCTGAATCATCCTTCCGGTATGGGAGGTATGGGCCAAAACGAAAAGCCCGGCGCTGGGCCGGGCTCAAGAATGTTGCGGCTGTGCATTCAATGCTATTTGAAATGTTTTGTTATCGCCTGCTTGCCTATTGCTGCCTCGATGTCTCGGTAAGTGCGTTTCTCAGCCGCGCACAGAAGCGACCTTCCATCCCTCAGCTGTATCGAAAAGGTCAGCTCGATCTCATCGTCTGCCAACATCGCACCGGCGACAGCTCCAATCGGACCAAGAGCCAATGCTCCAGCCAACCCTAAACCGATAGCACTCGATAAATCTCGGTATGAAGTTTCACTGACCACCATGGTGTCGAGTATTTCGGAGGTGGCAATCTTGAGGCCAGGCCATGGATAAACAGCCGTTTGTATAGTCATGAAGCCAGGTTCAAATACTGCGAATCCCTCAAGGAAATCCCCAGCTAAGATTTTTATTTTTGCCATACGGCACCCTCCCTTCATTTTCCTGCAAGAAAATTCAACGCTCAGAGGGTTGTGCCGTCAACGAGCCGAGGACGAGGGGCGGCGATTGTCCGACTGCTGGAGGGCCAAGAATGAAAAAGCCCGGCGCTAGACCGGGCTCTCTGTAGATGGGCCAAATCCCTTTGGCTGACTGCATTGTGCTTGGATGGTATGACGAAAGCATGACAGGGCGGATACGATAAGCCCGGCGCTAAGCCGGGCTCAAACTACCAAGGTAGTGACGTTATCGTATATCTAGGTCTGCCTTTTCCTACGGTTCTCGCGCTTAACTTAATTGTAAATGCTTGATTAAGATGAGCATTGATCACTGATGGATTTTCAATTGTGGTCGCGATCCGCCCATGAATTACATTCCCATCCTGTGCTTTGAACTCAAATCTACGCTCAGCGGGGAAAGCTCCCAAGAACTCCCCTCTAAAGTCCACATCCATCTCGGTGATATTCTCAACACTTAAGCGCGAACGGCTGATACGAACTTGGTCAACACTTGAGAATGAGAACACGTGGTCCTGCGTGGATACAGAGCAGAACGCTTCATAAGCAATTAACTTATCTAGGTACTCTGAAACCATTGCTATAGCCCTAGTCCCGAGTCTAGACGCTGGCTCAGATAGTTCTTCATCGCTTTTTGTTGACGCTTCTAGCAACTCGGCGACTAATTCGAAAGCTTGTGAAACGGGTGTAGTACCTTCCAATGGTAGCTGTGCCTCATCCGTTAGCGCTTCTTCGAATTCAAAACCAAATGAACCTAACGCTGTACCGGTAATTAATATTTGGTTTTGAGCTCTATTTGGGATTGGGCCGAAATCGTTTAGAACACCACTTATAGAAGCAGCAATAGCTGCAACTGCATCTGTAAATTTACTTGTGGCGACTGAACCGAATTCTGCAACTATCCCATGAACACCGCGTACAGGCGCGCCACGATAAGTAACGATTGCTTTCGCGGGAGCAAACGCACCCCGGCCAGGGTCGCGAAGCGTGGCTCCAATCTGATCCTTCCTAGACTGTAGAGACAGTCGAGTAAGGTTGCTGAGTCCCGGCTGCTGGGACATCCGGTCCAGAAAACTGATTTCTGCCTGTGCATGAGTGAATTCAGTTCTGTTCATTCTGGAGCTCCTGCTTGCGAATCACCAAAAGATCGGACGCATCCTGGTCTTGACCTGGTTCGAGCTTAACGCTCAGAAAGCCTTTCCACTGCTGTGATCTTCTATGTGACCACATACTGTACCAGTATGCTGCAAGCTCTATTAGTGTTTCAGGTGGCTCCGACAAAAGGGTAATGTAAAAATCTACCTTATAGGTGGCCTTAATCCAGGCGTTGTCTACGAGCTTTTGTATGTCCGGTTGGGTTAACGCTTGCTGAATTGCCGGAGAAACGTCTGCAAACGTCACCACATCCATGTCATTTGGCGCACGCCCCTCTAGCATCTCCACATTTTCCATGAAGCTTCCATCGAGCCACTGCGTCCCCGAGACAATGCCCATCCGATGCATTTCGGCTCGATGTGCTAGAAATCCTTCGAGCACCTCGCATCTCTCCAATGTAGTTGAAAAACGGTCAATGACCTGTCTTACATCGGTAGGGTAGGGTGCTCGTGTAGGTGATGTGGGGTCTTGCTCGTCGATCGGCGGTATTACACCTTGGTGATTCCAAAACGGTATCAACGAAACCTCCATGCGCAACGTGAGAAATTAGTGGGCTAAAACACCCTTATCAGACCTTGCTTTAAGTTTGTTTGCATTCCGCACAAGGAGCACCATTCGCATGAATGGCCAACTCATCAATGTGAAGTTCGAATCGCTATTGCTCCGCACAATCCTTCCCACCTTTACCTCATCAGCGTAAGCAGTCAGCCGATCCTTATCAGCATGGCTTTCAGCCCGAAGCAGCAATTCTCAGCGCTACTGCAGCTTCAAGAAGCTTCTGTACCTGAGCTAAGACGACTGACGCCAGATCTTCATCCCCTGCTGCTTTAAGAGCGTCCACTACGTCGAGCAGCCTTACGATCTCGACCTCAATGGCGCGAACGGATTCGCCTATATGGTATTGAAGTGAGTGCGCCATCTCAGTCGATCCTTAAGTCCGATCGCTTACAAATCCCCGCCGTACCCACTGGCTGTTACGCTTTAATGAAGAACCCTGCGACTCTCTCCAATCCTGATCCGGTCCAGCGCCCGGTTTAGCGAGTCCAATGCATCAAGGAGGGCTTTCGCCTCAGCTTCCCGACCATCTCCCCAAAGGCGTTCAGCCATTTTATTCAGGGCTTGGATAGAGCGCTCGATTTCAGCAGCAGTCACCACAGCCTGACTTTCCGGCTTTTTCTTCGGCATTGTCAGAACCTCTGCAGCGCTCGCACTCCGGCCCGAATGCTCAGCCAACAACCCAGTTACACCAGGTGAGCGTTCCATACCAGAAGCACGCGTGCCTGGATGTAAGTCTCATCCGCTCTGATCGTTTGCGGTGGGTGCATCGTATTATCAGAAATCATTTTGATCTGATCATCGCCAACCCATTGGAGCCGCTTGATGTAGAGGTGGCCTTCCCAAGAGAACATGTAAATCCCGTCCCCCACGAATTCCCGAATACTGATGTCGACGAGCAGAGGGTCTCGATGCTTGATCGTGGGCGCCATCGACTGACCCCAGCCGGTCACCATCTTGAGATGGAAGTGTTCCTTGAACTCGACGCCCATCTCGCGCAGATGCTGAGGGCTTACCCTCACGTCCTGGAGTAATTCCGGGTAGTCGTGCGGTATTTGTCCGCCACCCATGGCAGCGCGGACGTCGTAATGCGCGATCCATACTTCGTCTCCAACTACGCCGGGGCGGTAGTAATCGACCTCAATGGCGCCGCCGCCGCTATCTTCAGCCTCTGCGACCGCAAGTAGCCGTCTGCGGGCATCTTCTGAAAGTCCTTTTCCCTGCTTATCCAGCATCTGGCGAACCAGGTCAGCCGCCGACGAGGTCAAAACTGGTGTTCCTGTTTGGTCCGCAGCGCTTGTCAGCCCGCTTATCTCGTGCGCCAGCCTCTTGCTGAATTTCTCGATAGGTACTTCTAGAACGCGTGATAGCACTGCGGCAAATTTCGCGTTCAGGGGATTGGTGCCGTTCAAGTACATCGCGACAGCGGCGGCAGATATATCAGCCGCTTCAGCAAGGCCCGCCTGGGTGAGTCCAAGGGCATTTTTTTTCGATACGAAAATCGCCTTGGCGGCGTCGCATTCAGCTTTCAGCTCTGGGGAAAGTTCTTTCTTTTTACTCATCCGTGAAATTTAACCGTTGGTTAATTTATTTGCGTCAACCGGCGGTGTTGCTAGAAAACTAACCGGCGGTTAATATTGAGTCTGACAACACCATTCGAGATTTTCAGAATGAAGCAGATCCCACTTACAGAGCTGGTTGCTACGAAAGGGCAGGCCTTTGCGGCTAAGTCTCTTCGGGTCAGCCCCGCTGCAATCAGTAAGGCCATTTCCGCCGAGCGAAACATTTCAGTCATCTGCAATGAAGACGGGACTTTCGAAGCTCAAGAACTGAAGCCGTTTCCGGCCCAGGTAACACCGAAAAAAACCGCCGCCTAACCAATCACCTTCCGGTTAGAGGCGAGCGAAACGGTAGCGCGCTCAAACCCGCGCAACTCATCACCGCCAAGTCGATCACGCAAAGGGCCGGCAACCCGCTCAAATTCAGGCCAAAGCCGAAGTTGAGACGACAAGGGAAGGGTGGAGGACAAGGCGACCACCAAGCAGCAAAGGGCGGCTATCTCGCCTTGAAGTGCGGAAGAGTCGGTCATGGATGCGTCCTTGATCATTTCGGTGATGGCATTTTGGATGCGTCAGCACAAAGGAAAAACTAGGACATGAAAACGCCCGTACTAGAGACCCGCCGCCAAGTGATGGCTGCCGTGTCAAGCGCCTTCCCAGGCGGCATGGACTGCGCCGCAGCTCGTCTTGGCATCAAGGACAAGCGCCTCGAAAACCAGATCTACGAGACGGCAGGCTGCAAGCCTTTGAGCGACACCGAAATCTTCGTCCTGGAAAGCGAGACCAAAACCGAGCACCTGCCGAATTACATCTGCGCCATGTACGGCGGAGTGTTCGTTCGGATTCCCGAGGCGGGGCAGCTGGATAACGTCGACCTGTACCAGCGCTCACTGAATGCCTCGGCACAGCGCGGTGCATTGGATCAGATGGTGGCCGCCGCACTGGAAGATGGCGAGATCGATGCAGCAGAAGCCAAGAAGATTCGCGCTCTGCACGCCAAGTACCTGTCGTCCAGCCTTGAGGCTGTAGCTGCGGTGATCGAGCTGCACAAGGCCGGGTAGGCAATCGCAACACATCGGTGGGGCCGATGAGTAATGAAGGCGTAGCTGGCAGTTCGCCGCTCGCACCAGGAAGATCATTAGGGGAAAGGAAATGGATGGCAATTCAACAGGACGCATGGGGACGTTGAACGCTGAGGGCAGAAGCTCCGTCGGCGGGATTGGTCGCGTCTGCAGAAAAGTAATGGCCTGAATTTCAGGCACAAAAAAGCCGACGGTCGAGGTCGGCTGATTCGATAACACTTAGTGAGGCCGATTATGCAGAGCCAATCCAATTCAAGCAATACCCCTCCCAATGTCGCGACACGTTTTCAGCATTCGGAAAACGTGTCGCGTACTTCTGCGCTTTCCCACCTGGTCAGGAATACCTGACATGCAATACACCGTCACGATCAACCAGGTGAAGGCATTGGAGTGGGGGCTGAACTCTCAGCAAGCTCTGCTGTTCGCCTT